GGAATACTTGAGTATAAGTATCTTTAATTGATTCTGCACGGACAATAGTTCTTTTTGCAGTATATTGAAATGTCCTGTCATCTAAAATTTTAGTTACAACGAAAGCACCATTTGCATTATTGTTTTTGGTTCCCTGGACAATAATTGGGTTACCTTGAACTAAGTTGTGCACGTCAACTGTGTTCACCACAATAATATTAGAGTTAGCTTGTGTTGTTACATCAGCAATCTCAATATCTTCATCACCGTTACGAGAAAAGAATGTAGGAATGTTTTTAACTAATTCTAATGTTTCCCATTTGGTTGATTGCAGACCATATTCAAAGTCAGTATCAATTAAGTTTTCAGGAGTCGATACCCGGAGTTTTGAAACCGGATCTGTGTATGATTCAGATGGTTGAATTTCAGTGTAATCAGTGTCTATCCATATCTGCAGAACATCTGCTGCATCCATAGCTGAACAGTCTTTATTTAAAACAAGCGTAGTCGTTTCATTCGGTCCATCAAAAGAATAAGATGCTAATGAGTTAAATTCGCTACTGAAAGCAAACATCTCATCATTATCTGTAGCGTTATTAATTAGTAATATACGATCACGGTTATATATGCCATCTAATACAATAGTATTAGTAGCCGGTGTAAAGGTATACTTGTGAATTTGTTTACGTGCCATTATTTAACTCCCAAATACGATTGAATATGCTAACAAGTTGTCCCTTGTTGCTGATTTTTTAGCTGGATAAGTCACAAAAATATCCTTATCACCTGAAGTGAAATCTACTTTAGCACCATTGTTTGAAGAATCTAAAACAGTATCTCTGGTTAAAGTGTTACCAGCACCAACAGTTCCTACACCAACTTCCCATTGGGTCAATGAAGCTACAGAATAATAGGTTTGATTTCCAACACCTACGGCAGAAGTAAATGTTCTAAATCCATCAACTGCACCTTGTAAAGTCATAGTTCCTGTTCCAGTGATATTGGTAGTTTCTCTCACTCGGTCTTTTAATACTAAAGCCATGATTATTCCTTATTATTGAAATTGAACAGTTAACTGCCCGGATCTCACAGTAAAAATATCACCTGTCTCGACTAGCTTTGAAATATCAAGTGGGGTGTGAAATAGCTGATTACCACCTGTTAATGCATCAAATAAAGCCAGGTGTGAAATTGTGCCCCACGTTGCAGTGGCTTGGTCAAACTGAACATCAGCATTAGATGTAAATACACCATTTGTAGGTGCACCAAAAGTTACTGCTTTTCTAGCATATGCTCCACCTGACACTTCAGTCCCGGAATTATCGTCTTGAGGATCAGTTGTAAATAATCCAACGTAAATAGTTACCGGTGAAGTAAAAGATGATCCTCTTAATACTGCGTTTCCTAGAGTATTCTCTAGGTAATCACTCATTTCTGCCATAATTGTTACCTCGATCTTAGTTTAATTGTTAATGGTGTTGATGGATACTCGCTCTCATCATCGGACTTAGCTAATGATTCAAGTCCTCGTGTATATAAAGACGACCAGGTTTGTAACCTTTCGTCGTTCATTAAATATGGCTCCGCTTCTGCAAGAGATGCATATAATAATAAGTCAGGTGCATGCAAAGAAAATACATTTGATGCATTTGAATTACTTAATATTTCAGGTCTGAAATAGTAAATCATTTTTAATGTGTAATTTCCAGCCGGAATTGGTGCAAATTGAAATTCTGAACCAATTAATGTGTAAGCCTGTGGCTGCCCGGACTGTTTTACTAATCCGTTATCATAAAAAGCAGCTGATGTTTGATATTCAATTGTAGCAATCGGATTGCTGTCTATATATATTGTTTTAATTCCTAAAAAATCGTTTGGAATTGCTACGGTAGCGTCGCCACCTGTTAAAGTTGCTGTGGAGTATTTAAGCATTTGTCGTAATCTTAAATCACGTCTTAAACGCTGCTCACCTAACTGAATAAATATAGGTATCTTGTCTGTTAGATCATCACGACCTAAATATTCAGCCACCAATTCTTTAATCTTGGCATAATTTTCAAATGATCCAGCCATTATATTTTCCCTGGTTTTGTTCTAAAGAAACGATTATCCGGATGGTTTAACCACGCTCTGAATTTCTTTTGATCTAATACATGAAATCCACGCATGATCCCTTGTTTGTTTAATTCGTCAATGCAGCTTAATGGAATTGATGCCACTTTATTGTCAAATACATCATCACCCCATCTGCCTGTGTTTGCGTTGTATTCTTTTTTATTCTGTTCAATGATCTCAGTAACATCTTGTGATGTTTGGATTATAACACCACCGTTACCATCATCTTCTGTTTCACTGATTCGTTTGACGTTTTTGTTGAAGTCTAATATTTTTTTCATGCCAGTATAGTATCCCTGATCTTTTCATTCTAAGAAACATCTGATTTACTTTCTTTTGCATCTTAGCACCCCCATGAACATCCAGGAGTCTATGTTTAAATTGTGGTCTTAATACATTCATATTTAATAATGGATGCCCGGACGAACCGGGCTATCCAATAGGAGAAGTAATTATGCTAAATCAGCAATAATTGCATGTGCAGCTTCGTTTTTCACTTCAAGAGTGTATTCAACTAAAAGCTGTGTTTTTTCTGAGTCACCTGTTTTAGCTAACTCATTAGTTTGGAAAGGTCTTAAATATGCAACTGAAGCATATTCAGGATCTAATACAAACGCTGTGTCGCCACCATCACCACCAACGTCTTGTGGAATAAATCTGTTAGGAACAACAGATAAAGAACCAAAGTCGCTAAGGTAAATATCAGCAGCACCTACGATAGTAGATTGACCGCTTGATGGAGCCATAAATCTTTGCTCAGCAATACCAGCAAAAGTTGATACTACTTGTTTTTGTGTTGGTGAAACCATTAATACTGATGGTGTGCCACCAGCTTCATATGCTTTCTTAACAGCAGATTTCAGCATTGTTTCTGTGAAAGCAGCGTCTGTGCCAACTACACGAGCAGTTGTTCCATTGCCTGTTCCAGCAGTGCCGGAGCCTTCATAGTTTGTATTTAACCATGCTTGTAATCCACCAAGTTTACGTGCTGTTGAAGCACCACCAGCGTCAGCCGGTTGGTTAGATAATAAGATGGATTCCATGTCTCGTTTAAGTTCAGCAGACACTTTAGATAGTTGATATGCCTTCTCACTGCGTCTACCCGCTGCATCTACTTTTTCTAGTGTGCCAGAAATTTGGATGGTTTTTTGTGAGATTTGTGTACGATTACCGACACGAGTAGTTGGAGCAAGTGTTGCTGATGTAGCGTCATCACCCTCGACTGCTGCGTTGCCTGTATTAACTGCTGCCAAGCTGTCCACTTGCCATTCGTGAAGAATCGCAGATGCCTGGGTCTGACCAACTGATGACATGAATGGTGTATCAGTAGGTGAAATATTGTAAATTACATCTGTTAGGTCTTCTTTTTGACCTATAGCTGTAACGGTTTTATATGTAGCCATTGTTTATATCCTTATTCAATAAAGTTTTCAAATATAGCTGCTGCGTCACGGACTTTTCCGGTTTGCTTTAGCTTGTTCATTTGTCGCTTACGAATATCTCTATTTTGTGTTTTAACTTTAGTCCCGGACTTAATCATCTTAGGTGCTTGTGACACCTTTTTAGTAATTCCAGGTTTAGCTTTTTTCATTTTAAGATATTCACTTGCATAGAAAAGAGTGATTGCATGACGTGAATCAACAACACCGTCGATTTCATTGTCTTGGAATCCCAACTCTTTTGCAGCAGTCCGAATTTGCTTACGCACTTGGTCGGCTTTTGCTGGGTCTGAAAACTCTGGTAGGAATGTTTTAAGCTTTTGTGCTTCCTGTTGAACAAATTGCTGCATTTGTGCTTGCTGATCTGCTTGTTGCTGTCTAGCAATTGCTTCTTGCTCTGCACGAACTTTAGCTAACTGTTCTTTCTTTTCTGTATTTTCTGCTATTTTCATAGCATATCCTAGTGGGTCGTTTTCTTTCATTATGGCTAATTCTTCGGGGCTAACTTCTTCCGTCTTCAAGATATCCTCTACTGCTCTTAGCCTTTGAGCATAATAATCCCTGAACTTTTTAGACTCTTCAACTGCTGCACGTTCAGCTTCAACAGCCTTACGTTGCTCTGAAAGTTCTTGAGTCTTTTTCGTATAGTCAGCATTAAGTTGATAACCGGCTTTAAGTTCGTCAAGGGTGACCTCCATCTCTTGCCCGGCAGCTTTAATTTTAAAGCGGTCAGGTTCTTCAGTAGGTTCCTCTTCATACTCAATCTCAGAATCATCTTCTGATTCGGCTTCATACTCTTCAGATTCGTCAGTTTCAAGAGCCATCTCTGCATCATCTAAAACTTCTTCATCTACCTCTACCTCTTCGACTTGTTCACTTGCAGTTTCAGGTTGGACATTGTCGCCTTCTTCTGCAGCTAATAAAGATTCAAAACTAGAAGCTGCTTCCCTTACAGTCAGGTCGGCACTTCCTTGTTCAGGAGTCATGCTTTCTTCACTCATTGTATTTCCTTAATAGTCCCATTCGGCATGGGTTGCCATTATAGAAACTTCTATAATATTTTCCAGGCTTTGTCTTTTATCTCGTTATCTTTAGCGATTGATTCAAGATAAGCCATTAACTCGTCAATTGTCTTTATTCTTATGTATGCCTGTTCTCTGTCCTGGACGGCTTCTTGATTAGAATAAATAATTCTATTTAATTGATTGTCTCTTAATTCTTTTAATACTTCTAAAAAATGTTCATCATGTAGAAGATTCTGTATTGCTTCCTGTCGTGTCATAAACGCTTGGCACCTCAAAGTTTATATTTGGATTTATTCCTGTCCCGGCAAGATAGTCAAAATTATTTAAGAATCTTCTTGCTCCATAACTAGTAGGAACACCATTTAATAATCCGTTGCTGTAATTATCAACAGCGTTGTATATATTATCTTCTACTTTTTGTAACTGGTCTAGTGATGCCGTAGCTGGCTGATAAACAGCGACGTTTTCTAACGGCTCAGGCTCATAGCGTGGTGTGTTTGCATAGATATAAGCCATTGACGGTGTATATTGAGTCACTCCTTCTTCGGGTTCAAATGCCCGGAATCCAGCAACGTCTACATTTTCAACAGGTCTAAATGATTGACCACCAACTTCAATAGTTCCTTCTGCACGATTAGATCCACCACCACCCATGCCATATCCATAAATACCACCCATATAACTAGGAGCAGATTGTGTAACAGTATAAGGCTCATACATATAGTTATCACGATAGTAATATCCTGTATCACCTACTTGTTGTAAGCTAGGATATTTGGTTGAGTCCACGAGTCCTAATAATTCATTAACGTTTACTTCTTGAGTAGGAGCGTTTTGCTGCACAGGATTCACGTCAAAATTTAACGCACCTTTCCCACCACCAGCTGCAGCAGCAATACCTAAATCTCTTGCTACTGAATTTCTGTCAAACTGTTGTGAATTAGCTGGTGCTGCCATCTTCTATTTTCCTATTTGCAATATTGTTAATTTTTTCAAGAGCATTCATAATCATTGCAGTTTGATCTGTTTTAACTTTCTTATCAGCTGTTGCTGCCTGAAGTTTAATTTGTAATTCTTTTAAAGCTAATTCAGTTGTTTGCTGAACTTCTTTTTGTTTTAATTCCAGGGCGTCTTGCTGTGCTTTTAATTGCATTTGCTCACGATCTAATTGCATTTTTGCCTGATCTGTTTGTGCTTTTAATTGTGCTTTTTCACGCTCAACTTGTGCCAGGGCTTCTGCTGCCTGAACTTGAGGATCACCTTGTGCAGCCTGGGCTTCTTGTTGTGCTAACTGTTGTGCTTGTTCATCTGTTACTTCATTTAAGAATTGACTATCATCTTTGAATCCAGCCATTTGCACAAATTTAGCAAGCGTATCTCTGTATTGTTTTAAGTTAACAAGAGGGTTACCTAATCCATAACGACCGATAATCTGTTCTTGTTTTTCCATAATCATTTGCATTGTAGCTAACTGTTCTTGTTTGGATCCTGTTCCTAATCCAACGTTAACAGTAATGTTATATTCGTGATCCCATTCTCTTGGATCAAACGGAACATATTTGTTATTGATTCTAATGATTCGTTCTTTTTGCTGGTATTTACAAACCAATTGTAGAATACCTTTAAATAAACTTGATACACCAGTGTCTGCAAAGATACGTGCAATTAATTCTAACTTACCTTGTGAGGCAGATTGCATTGCACTGATTGCAGTTGCAGTTACGTTCTGTAATATGTCCGGGTTCAATCCTTGTTGTGCATCACTTACACCACTACGTTTTGCTTGAATCTCATCTAAATATTGCAGCATTGGGAACGATTGAGCGGCATTAGATTGAACGGTCAAAGGCATAATTGCATTTGGATTCTTCATTCTAACAATGCCACCAGCTGTTGATGTTAATAAGTCATCAAGATTTACCTGACCTTCGACAGCACCAACACGATAATTGTTTGTAAGATACAAGTTATCCAACATCTGACGAGTAATCGTAGATTTAATTAATTGTATGTCCATCGCTCTATCAGCGAGGCTGTGTCCGTAAAATTTGTGAGGAATTGGAATAGGGCAAATAGAATGAAATGGAACATAATCACATTCTTCATTATATAAAATTTCATTTGACGCATAACAAACACGTCTCATCTCTGCAATACCGTCATCATCAAAATCTGTCTTGATATAGCACTCGTAATACTCGACCAGTTCCATTGCTTCATCTTCCGGGTTCGTATCAGTTGGTTGCTCTCCCCGGGTGTATCTTGCAATTCGTTCAGGACTAAATTCTAAAGTGTCGCCAGCAGTTAAATCCATAACAACATCTTCATCGTAACCCATAGCAATCAATTCAGAACGAGTCATCATCTTACGGTGTGCAACGAACGGAGCGTCAGCAATAGTCCGGGCACGCTTTGATATTAAGAACTCTTCCGGTGGGACGTTTTCAATTATAACTTTGCCAAGATCTTTTTTACGCTGCACCTTCACATCAAATGAAGTAATAGCTGGGCTTATTTCCATACCCATCTCATCTATTTCTGCTTCCTGGACAGTCATTTGATCTTGCTCAATCACTTCAACTTCCGGGTCTGATGCAATCATAGCTAACTCATCTTCAGTTAAGCCATAGTATTTTTCTTTTTTAACGTCAACCTTCTCGTCCCAATATGCTTTAACCACACCAACTTTTTGTAATAAAGCGTCTTTGAACCAATCGTGCATGATTTCAAAACCGTTATTATCTTTATTAAATATGTGATTAACATATAACGTAGCTTGTTCTGCTTTTTCTTCATCACCTGAATTGACAGGCTCAAATACAACAGCGTCGTTTGAAACTGTAAATGGTCTAAGTAATTGTGGCAGAGCACCGTCAATCACCTCAGCAACCTCACCGGTTACAATAGAACTTTTACCTGGAACCTCATTCCCATAAGGCTCTCTCATATAATATTCTAAAGCTTGTTGACGTTCGTCAGTCGTCTCGGATTCTATGTAACCTATAGCGTCATCTATCTCGCCATCCAAGATACTTTTTAATTTATTGTCATCTGCCATTTACACTACCCATGCGTTATTAATATCAAGTGGTTTATTCCAATCAGTGCTGCCTTCATTCAATCCAATTGCAAGATATCTGAATGCATCAGCTGCGTGGGAACACCAATCATGAATCGGTTTATCGTAAAAGACATCACGTTTGTCGTCGTATTCACGTCGATAATTACGTAATGCATCTAGTCCCTGTTTTGTTTTCTTATCAAACCAACAGCGAGGAAGTATTCTTCTCACTGCTTGAATCCCGTCGTCAACACTCAAACGAGGAACGACTGTAATACTTAACCCGGACTCTTCTAACATTTCCTTCCGGGACTTGCCTGTTCCTAATTCTCTAACCTGAACGTCGTGTGGTAATAATTGGGTAAACTTGTCGTAATTATTTTGACGTAACCAATTAGCGTAATAATCAAGACCGACACCGTGATTCTCTAAAAAATCTATTATTCTAATCTCTTGACCAGCTAATTGACACACCCAAATTGCTGTTGAATCACCCATACCTAAATCCCAAGCACAAAATGTTTTACATAAATCGTCCCTGGCAATATCAGTTATACGTCCATCAGCCTCAAGTTTATTTAAATCTTTACCGTAATAAGCACCTTCAGCTGGTGCTTGAAAAGAGCATTCAAACTCCTGATTAAACTTATCCTGTCCCATCAGCTTTAATGCTGAGTCTAATTCTTCCTGGTCTAATATCTTTGTATCACTTGCTTTGAATTCTAATAAATTCCAATTTGGTTCACCGGAGTCTGCAAGATCACGTAACTCTTTAAAGTAATTCTGCCCGGCTGGTGTTCCTATAAATAAAGCCCAACCTTTACGATCTGCCAGGGCTGGTCTTACAACATCAGTCCAAAGGCTCCTGGGCACCTGTGCCACCTCATCAACTATACATCCATCCAAATATATGCCCCGTAAAGAATCAGGATTGTCAGCACCGTATAAAGAGATTCTTCGTCCATTTAAAAAGTCCACTCTTAATTCAGCAATATTGATTTCTGCACCCAAAGGTCTTGTATATTCTTTGAGCATATCAAATGCCACAATTTTACTTTGTTTATATGTTGGTGATATATAAGCAAACCTTGGATTAGGTTTGTCACACTTTATAGCACTATGAATTAATTGATTTATACTCGCCATTGTTTTACCAAAACGACGGTGAGCACATACAACCGTAAATCTGTTTTCTTTTACAGACCTGTGAATTAGTTTTTGCTGCTCTCTTGGTATATAAGAAGTTTTATAAATCTTCTTCATCATCAATACCGGTAATGACCTGAATTGCACCACCACCAGCACCTGTTAATTCATGCTTTTGTGTTTCAGACCATTGAGCCCTGGTCTTTAACCAAAATATCTGTGCCTGTAAGTTTCCGTTATTAGCTTGTTGATATAATTTCTGTGCAATATTAGCGTTGGCATCAACACGACCGTTTCTTAATTCGGTATTGTAATATTTAGTTAATGTGTCGACAGAAACATCAAGTTTGTCTGCGATATCTTCGTAAGTAATTCCAGCCATTGCTAGACCAAGAACAAGTTTCCTTTTCTCTTCCGTGGGATTGTGCTTTAAACCTTGCATAGCACCCCCTTTATAACTCCGAAGGTTGCGTAAATTTTAATCATTTGTAACTCCAAAAGGGTCATTACGTTGTTAATACAGTTTATTATTACATAAAATTAGAATTCTTTAAATAGATTAAATAATAATGTTTTTTGTTGTGGGTTCAATTGCTCATAAGAAACACCACCACCATAGTCACCACTTTGATACGTTGCATCTATTCCGGTAGGTCTTAATGGTTGATTGAATTCAGGGCTATTGAATCCCGACCCGGACAGTCCGAGGGTTAGTCTTTCATTATCACCCATTGGAAAGCCGCTAGATATTCTTCCACCATATGCCTGAAACGGATCATCAAGTGGAACATCATTTTCCTGAAATATTTGTTTTGGTGAGGAGTTCATACGCATTAAGTTTTGTAGTTCTTGGGTTGACGTATAATCACGACCTTCTAGATTTATTTGATTACCTAAGTCATCAACATAAGATCCAGCAAGATCCATACCTCTAATAAAATCTTCTAATTTAAGTCCCATTATTTTTCCCGGGTAAAAAAAAAGACCTTATCGGTCTTATAAAATTTGGACGTTATTGTCCCTACCCTTCAATTATAACATTTTTAATATTAAAACACAATGGGGTTTTGCTAATAAATACGTTGTTCACACAAAATAAGGAGTTTTTCAAATGCTGTTTGTAATTTCAGTTCGTAATAAAAAGGTTTCTCTGTTTTTAAGTATCGATGGTAGATTGCTTTGCGTTCTTCGTTATGTAATGAATGTATTAAAGCGTCTACTGCTCTTATAGCATCCTTCTCTGACTCTTCAACGATATGATCAAAGGTATCTTCGCTTGATGATCCACCGGTAGACATACCAATAGACTTTTTAGGGTAGCCTAGCCCTGGATCCCAGTGGTGCATCCATTTAGCCCAATCATCCAGTAGCACTTGTAAGCGTTGAATTTCCATCAATCATAAACAGTGTCATATTGAGACCCGGAGTAATGTGTAATATATGCCCCGGAATTATATGAAACATTTTTACTGTTTTCTAATCTATAAATTTTTCGGCTTTTAATTTTGAATGATTTTTCTATCTTTTCTCTTGGATAAAACATATCAGCTAAAAGACAGTCTTCAGATAATGTGTATTTTCTTTTTCGACCTTCGCTAGTTCTATTGATTGCATTAGTAAGAACCATATAATTTAATACACCATATACTGACTCTCTTGGTAATTTACAATGCTCAATAATGTCAGGAAGAAAAGAAGTTTTGTTTTCTCTTAAATATGCTTTAATTAATTTAACAACATCTTCCCGACGTAATTTCTCACCGTCTTCAGTTGTGTAAAAATAATCAAAGGTTGATGGCATCTTGTTCAATGAGGACTGCTTCCTTTCCGGTAAATTCTTCCCAGCGTTTAACAATAACGTCTACATATTTAGGATCTAACTCCATTAAACGTGCGTGACGTCCCGTTTTTTCTGCAGCAATTAATGTGGAACCTGAGCCACCAAATAGATCTAGAATGATATTGGAGGCACTAGAACTATTCTTTATGGCTCGTTCCACTAACTCGATGGGCTTTGTAGTCGGATGAAGCTCGGATTTTTTAGGTCTTGGAATATCCCAAACGTCAGACTGCTTGCGATCTTCTAATTCTTTTAACCTTGCACTACCTTCGAGCCATCCATACCAAATTGGTTCATACTTTGTGTGATAATCTTTACGAGATATAACTAAACTATCTTTATTCCAAATGATTGTGCTTGACCAGTGATAACTGTTCATAGCCAAGGTCAGCATCATGTTACCCCACTCCTGTGCAGACATTACAACATAAGTTATACATCCTGGCTCGCTGGCGTTCTTCATCTGATCAAATACATTAAACATAAAATCTTTAAAATCTTCAGTCGACATTGAATCATTCATAATTGAACGGTCTTTATATTTGCCGGCTGCCAGGTTTGAACCGTAATCAACATTCCATGGTGGATCAGTGAAAACCATTTGTGCTTTTTTACCATCCATTAATTTTTCAACATCAGCTGTGCTGGTTGAATCACCACACATTAATCTATGATTACCTAATTGGTATATACAACCTAATTTTGCTGTTGTCTCAGCTGAAGGCTCCGGGATCTCATCCTCATCAATATTGCCATCAATAATTTCAGGTTCTAATAAAGATAATAATTCAGAAGCATCAAAGCCCAGGTCAATTAAATTAAAATCTGTTTCTAATTCTTTTAATTCAAGTGAAAGTAATTCAGGATCCCATCCGCTATTAATTGCAATTCTATTGTCAGCTAATATAAAAGCTTTCTTTTGATTTTCAGTTAAATGCTCTAAACGAATGATAGGAATTTCAGATATATTAAGTTTTTTTGCCGCCTCAACACGACCGTGCCCGGCAATAATACCGTTGTCTTTGTCAATCAATACAGGGTTATTAAAACCAAATTCTTTAATGCTAGAAGCAATTTGATTTATTTGGACTTCATCATGAGTCCGGGCATTGTTTGCATATGGTATTAAATCATTTACTTTTTTAATTTCAATCTTCATTCACTTCTCTTTTTAATATATGTGGAGGCAAATTAATATATTCCTCATGTAAGCATATTGTATATGGTGCGTCCGGGTAATACTTTTTTATATATTCGTTTGCATGGGCACAAGATTTCATATGACCTATATATTTAGGCTCGTCCATTGTTATATACACCACTAATACGAATTCAAATATCACCCAATTTTTGTGTTACCTGTTCCAGTAATTCTTCCTCGGTTCCGAACTTTTCCTCGAAAGCTAACTGCCCAGCATGTAAAGCTACTCCGTGCCCACCATGTTGATGGTGATTAGGACACAAGGGTATTGCCTGGCTCCAATGAGATTTCATTCCCATCCCGGCATGACATCTCACATGATGGATCATTGGTTCAGTCCATCCATAACCTTCATTTAAACATACAATGCAGCCCATTGCACTTAATTTTTTATAATGATTACTTTCTTTTTTTGTTTTTGCCATTTAAATATATGTCCTGGTATTCCTGTAGGTCTTTCATAATTTTTAAATACTGAGATGGAGTCCAATATTTTTCCTCATCATAATTTGGAAACCCTTTAGTTTGTCCCTGGCGAGTGCTGGTTTTATATTTATATTCCAGGGGAGAGCCGTTGGCAAACTCTCTAAGAACCTTTAAATAAAATTCTTTAAGAGTCATCTGACCACCCAAGTTCTGCTGCCCACACTTCAACGTTTCTCATATATTCAGTAAACTCATCAACCTTTAACCTGGTAGTGCTTTTAATACTAACAATAACCTCACCACTAATAACTCGATCTTCCCGTAAAAATTTATATTTGCACAATTCATGGATCTCATTTGCAGAATAGCCTAAATAATTTCCTATGCTTGGATATAAATAACCCCATAGCCTTGAGTTTTGTTCAGTGCTTCTGTTAACACTTTCCTCATATACAACGACCTTCCATATCTTACTAAAATCTAATTCACTTAGTTTTTTTACTAGATTCGGTAGGTTTTCTTTTGATAGACTCCACGGTTTCATTTTTACCTTTTTTAAATATTCGGTCGAATTCTTCCTCAAACTTTTTACGGTCTGTGAATGGTCTTGACACTGATCCTTTAGACATTTTCAACCTCCAATATTCTATAAGTTGTTTTGCCTTCATCACTTATAAATCTTGTGTAAGGAACTTTATATGTTTTTTTAATTGATGCAAAAGTTAAAACATCAATTTCTTCTTCACCAAAATAATATTTGTTATCAGGTTTATGAGGAAACCCTAAAAGCAATTGAACGTAAGCACCAAATAAATAAGTGGTGCCTCCATGAATATCAACTTTTACATACTCATCATCAATATTATTTAACCAATTCTGAAAAGATCTATTCGACATGGAGTGCCTCCTTTGCAAATCTGATGGCAATTTCCGGACAATTTCCCGGATTGTCAATAATTTTTTGAGCCCAAGCTTTTGGGTGTGGTCTTTTTTTGTTTTTAAATTCTGAGACAATTTGGTGGAACTTTGCTCGGTTCCTTTCATATACTTCAGGATCAGACTTATGAGCGAGTTGATGGACATAATCTCTTACAGGATTTATTTTGCATAGATCTATAATTCCAGCTGGCGTGGGCATAATTTTATATTTGTCCACATAATTATTAAATGCTTTGGTAACAATATTAAATTCATATTTATTTAATTTAAACCACCAAACTTTTATTTGATCTTTGTCCGGGCTAGGCTTTCCATATAAAGCCATGACCGTATCCAACATATTTTTAAAACCTTGTTTATCGCTATCATTCATTTTCAGCCTCCTTAAAAAATAATAATACTCTTTTTTGTTAAAATTAAAACCCTAAATTTTCAGGTTCATCATTCCAACGCTCCTGGTTAATATAAGTCGTAGGATGTGGAATAATTCCTTGCTTCCATTGACGTGTTTCTGTTTGCCAATTCAAAGCTTGTTTTATTGTTTGAAGTTCATTTGCTCCCATTTTATTTTTTAACCAAAGTTTTAATGTATCTTTACGCTTTGTTTTCCTTGGATACGCTTTCCAAAACTCTTCAAAAAAAGGACAGTGTTCTTCTGTTGGTTCTTGGTTAATGGTTATTGGTTTATGGTTAGCACTGCGTTCGCTATGCGTTCGCTCTGCGTTCGCATACCTGGTCTTTGCTGCCTGGGAAGCCTTGTCGCTCTTAGCCCTGAATTCAGCAATAGTCTCGTCACATCTCTTATGAATATACCCGGCATTTGTTTTTATAAAAAAGTCATCCAGGACATGCTCCAGGGCTGTGACCTCGTCATTTGACCTAACACCCATTAGTCTTTTTAATTTGTCCAGGTCGTCCGGGATTGGTTTTTCATTCAGGTAATATTGATCCATCAGCTGCCGATAGACCCCGTGTTCTAATAAAGAAAGGTGAGCCGTATCTCTTCGGTAATCACCAATATTATGTGTGTAATAGTGCATGTCGCCTCCGTTCAAAAATATCATTGACATCACTTTATTCTAAGTTTAAATAATCTTCAACCTTTTTTATAACATCAGAATATCCAAAACCCACAATGGTTTTATAACCCATAGATTCAGCATAAGATAAAAATTTCTTTTGTTTATCGGATAATCGACCTGTTTTTGTTTTCATTTCAATAAAAGCACCATGATATGTTTCACGTGGAACCATTAAAAACATATCAGAGACTCCGGGCACAACCCCTTCTTTTTTCAGGGTCATGGCAACCCGGATATGTCGATGCCCACCGTTAGGAATAGCAAATAAAGCTTCTTTAAATTTTGGATATTTGAGCCGAAACCAATGCACAAAAAGGGATTGTTCTTCGTGTTCTGACATAAATTTTTTGATAGTTTTTACCTATCATAACCTCCACTTCGATAAGTATAATAATGGATCTAAAGCGACCTTACCAGGTCAATACGTATATAGTAACACACGTAAACATTAATTATTTGGAGGCAGCAAAATGAGAAACACAGAATTTAAAATTTACCAGGCAGCAACAACAGACGTAGATGATTACATCATTAACCTTTACGGTCACGGCAGCGTTGCACACCACAGACGTAAATTAGACCTAACAATCTCAGGCGACACCATGAACGCAGACGATTGGAAAATTATGAAAGCATCTGATTACACCCTGGTCGCTAATACATATTTAGATTGGAGCCAAATGGGTATCGATCAAGCATTAGAAATAATTTTCGGGTCAGGCAATTCCCACGAAAGAGAAAAATATTTTAATATCCAAGCCCCGATGTATAGCATAAGCACAGGCGACATCATTGAGGCAGACGGTAAATTTTACGGGGTCGCAAATTACGGCTGGGTTGAAGTTACCGACAAAATCCAAGGGCTTGCATCATAAGCAAGTCCCTTTTTTTAGGAGGAAAAAAATGAGCAAATGGAATTATTGGTATAAAACAACAGATTCAAATAACAATCTTGTCATGGCAGACGCTGAGTTTGATCCTAATGAAGAATTGGTTAGCATTATTCTTTATGAATTAAAAAACGGTGCTGTTGGTGATCTTATAAAAGAATTACTACCTGAAGACGTTAGTAAACCACATCTTGAATGGATCAAGACAAAGTGGAAAAAAGAAAGAGTTTCATGATTACACTTATTTATTTTGACCCGGCACGACTTCTTTACACATTTGAAGGGGTCGTTGATGGTGAAGTAAAAACCTGGGACGAGTTCGCAGCATCTAAAAAAGTTGCCTGGGAGCACGCTCAGAATACATTTTCTGAATTTAAAAAAATCCAAGGAGGCTACAAAATGATTACATTTGAATCAAGCGTTTATATTGGTGACAATCCACGTGAAGTATTAGTGATGGCACACGTTACAAAAGATCCAAAAGGGTATGCTGTTTCCGGCAGCCCTGATTGCCACGAAGTTGATATTATCCAGGTGACAGATATTTACGGTAAAAATTTAACTTCTGAACTTCTACCCGGACAGTTTGAATTCCTGGAAAGCCAGGCAATAAACGAACTTTACCCGGACACATATTTATAATATAGTTAATAACAGGAGGCAGTTATGAAAATAAATAATAAACACATCAACATCAATTCTTTTCTCAAAGAGAAACCTATATTTTACAAACCCACCCCATGGTATAGATCAGACAAAGCTGTCCTGGTCGCCATCATTTTAGCTGGAGTTTCATTATGGATAATATAGATTATAAAAATTCAGACTACGTTCATTTGTCTGATATTCGCAGAGACAATGACGCAGCATTACACCAATTACAATTAGAGGAGCAACAACAGATGGCTGAAAAACAAAACAAAGTTAAAAGCATTACTATTTCGCACGGTAATTCTTCAAACCAATATGTCCAGGTGCACGAAAAAGTTAGGATATTTCGTGAAACCTATCCAACAGGTAAAATTCACACCGAGATTATTTCACATGACGGTGGCTTAATTGTTATGAAAGCTAGCGTATATGTTGATAACGAATTGGTATCAACCGGGCACGCTTATGAAAAAGAAGGTGCCGGATTCGTGAATAAGACTTCTTATATAGAAAATTGTGAGACCAGCTGCGTGGGCAGAGCCCTTTCAATCTTTAATATTGGAGTTTTAGATTCCCTGGCATCAGCCCAGGAAGTTGCTAACGCTATTAAACAGCAAGGCAAAGAGCCTTCAATCTCAGAGGATCCATTCTAATGGAACAGAGAACAGACGAATGGTTTGCTGCCCGGCTTGGTAAAGTTACTGCCAGCCGGGTTGCAGATGTCCTGGCAACCAGGAAAGGTATGGAATCAACGGTCAGGGCTAAATATAAATTACAATTAGCTACCGAACGATTGACCGGTCAAAAAGCTAACAACTTTATCAACCAGGCAATGCAAGACGGTATAGACAGGGAGCCAATAGCAAAAGATATATATTCCCACGTTATTGAAAAAGACATCCTGGACGTAGGCTTTATTGACCACCCCACAATTCAAATGGCTGGTGCAAGCCCGGACGGTCTTATTGATGATGATTCTATTTTAGAAGTGAAGTGCCCTATTGAGACCACTCACACACAGTATTTATTAGATAAGAAGTTTCCTGTTAAATATAAACCTCAGGTTCAGTTTCAATTAGCTGCAACCGGTCGTGATTATTGTCACTTCGTATCTTATAACCCGAATTTTGAGCCAAAATTACAGCTTATGATTGTCAAAGAATATAGAGACGACAAATATATTGCTGAGATTGAAGCCAAAATAAAAGAGTTCCTGGATGAAGTCCAGGGCATGATTAATCAACTACAAGGAGCATGATATGGCAGATCCTAACAAGATTGCAATATTTAAAAACACAGATAAACAAGGTAAACAACCTGATTACACAGGAGTGATTACTTTAACCCCTGAGATACTCCAGGACATGGCTAAGTATAAAACCATGGATCTTGAAGTATCAATGTGGATAAACGAGGCTAAGTCAGGTCTTAAATACCAAGGCGGCAACGTTCAAATTCCTAGGAAGTTTACTAAGGAAGAGACGGGCTACACTAATCAACAACCGGAAACGATTGACTCGTTACCGGACGACAACCCATTTTAACTAAGGAGTAATTATGGACGCACAAAATCAAGTTTTTAAAACCACTGATTATGCAATGTTTAAAAGCATTACAGGCAATAGACAGGTAAATCAATTGCATCTAAAAAGACTAAAGCAGTCAATGGAAGAAAAGCAGATCCCTGTTCCTATTATTGTTAATCATAGAAACGAAATTATTGATGGGCAGCATAGATTCACAGCTGCTCAAGAACTTAATAAGCCCGTTTATTTTATCCGAGTAAAAGGACTCGAGTTACCTGATATACATAGACTTAATACCAACCTAAAAAACTGGCAAGCAGACGACTATCTTGATGGTTACTGTGAACTAGGATACCCGGACTATTTAACCTACCGGGATTTTAAAATGCAGTATAAATTTGGACATGATGAGACTAAAGCCCTCTTATCTGACTGCTTATTTACCAACGGTGATAAAGGTAGTCATTTTAAAGAAGGCACTTTTAAGATTAAAGACTTACGAAATGCCGAAAAAAATGCTGAAAAGATTATTATGACCGGTCAATACTACGATGGATACCGTCGTAGAGCCTTTGTAAGGGCTATGCTGGAACTTTTTAAGCATAAGGAATACAACCATGCCGAATTTCTTAAAAAGCTTTCCTATCAGTCACGCAGCTTGGTTGATTGCACTAATCATAGACAATATTTAACTTTAATTGAAGAGATATACAATTACAAACGATCCGTAAAAGACCGTGTATATTTTCGACAATTAGCATCTTAGGAGTAAATCATGAGAATATTTGACGGAAGTGATTATGAACACAAACGTGATTATGAAAGACTCAATAATCAAATTGGTAAAATATTTAATTTGATGAAGGACGGTAAATGGAGGAGTTTATCTGATATTGCAAAATTTACTGAATCACCGGAATCAAGTGTGTCTGCTCAATTAAGAAACCTTCGTAAAAGAAAGTTTGGAGGATATATTGTTAATAAGCAGCATATAAAAAATGGTTTATTTCATTATCAATTGGAAGTAGAAGAGGGGTCTTAAGACCCCTTTTCATTATATGTTACTTATTCATTACGTACATTGTAATTTCAAAGCCATAACGCATTTCTGTTGCTATTGGTTTAGTCCACATAATTTTTCCTTTCGAGATTTATTGTCATATATGACAGTTATATATTACAGGGCTTATAAATAAAGGGACTAGTGATTTTAATTAAATGATGGTAATGTTTTATTAGAAAGGGGTTAAATATGACAGAAAACACTAAATATCCAAGTTATTATGTGATTGATAAAGAGAAAGGGATTGAATTGCAGCAAATTCTATCAAAAGTTTTAGATCATCTCAGCGGCACAGAAGCATTCAATCACGGCAACATCGGTAAGTATTGGGTTCGTTACGGAAGAAAAGACCCATCAATACAAGGCAAAATTGATACGCTTAAAAAAATCATAACCTTTGCACAAATTGGTATTGATGACTTAGAGAATGAATTAAAAAAAGAACATAATCAAATGATTATGCCTGGTGAGTGGGTTGATGATTCTTTGCACGATGAAGACTAATAATAATCCATTTAAAACAACAGGGCAGACTTGCTTTAAGTGTGGAAGTGAAGCAAAGTATTACTCAGATCACAAGTGGCATTGTGGTTTTCAATTAAACGGTCATGGATATTGCAAAAAGGAGGCAAAAAATGACAACGATAGATAAATTAACTTTAGCAATTTGTTTTTCAATTTTTGTATTAACAACAGAAGCTTTAGCAGCAACTAGCACATTAATCACTCCGGACGGTCGTATTATTATGTGCACGACCGATGAGAACAACGTGACTATTTGTATCTAATCGTCATAATCCGGACTATCTAGATATATAGCATCAATTATAATTTCCAGGACACTCCCGTCCTGGAGATGTAATATTAATATATCCTCACCATATACAACATCAACGGCAGTAATTTCTTTTCCTATCAATTCTTCAGAAATTTTTTGAATATCGTTCATAATCCTTACCTTATGCTGATAACTGAGTTTAATTT